GAATGGTGGTCAGCTGAACCCGACGTGGACCGAGTGGCTCATGGGGTGGCCGCTAGAGTGGACCGCATTGAAGCCATTGGCAACGGACAAGTACCGGCAGTGGCGGCAACTGCATTCCGGGTTCTGCTCGGCAGATTCCAAGAAGGAAAGGAGGGGGAATGAAATACCTCTTTGACCTCCCGCCCCGTGACCCTGCACGGAAACCCTACGCCGCGGGGCTGTCTCCGGAGGTGGATGCCTGGGCCAAGGCCAACAAGCACCGCATCGGAACGTATCGGTCTCATTGGTGCAGGCCGCAGTATTCCGCCTTTGTTGGCAACATCGACATGATTGCGGAGTTGTGCACCCTGTATGATGACTATGGGCTTATTGCCTACGGCAACACCAAGGGCGCCGCCGTTCAGCAGCTTTACGAAAACCTCCGGGAGCAGAAAGCCACCGTGGAAGATGCCCTGCTGTTTTTGTTGGGCTATCTGCAAAAGCCGGAAGAGGCTGCCGCGGCTTTTGGCCTTGAAGAGGCGGCGGACGCCGTGGGCACCAATCCGGGCGGGAATCTGCATAACTCATTGATGTCCGGACCGGTCCACGTGGGCGGCACCATGGCGGACGGAAAGGAGGAGGAATGAAAGACTGGACCGGCAACAACCGGACTCTTGGTGCCACGTTGGGCGCATCCTATCTCGCCACCGGTGAAAGGCCGAGGGAAGACTATTACGCCACACACCCTGACATGGTGCGGGATTTGCTCAACGCAGGTGCTCCTCTCCGGAAACGTGTATGGGAACCGGCCTGCGGTGCGGGGCATATCGTCAATGTCCTGCGGGAGCGGGGGCATGAAGTCTGTGCAACCGACATTGTTGACCGTGGATGTCCTGATTCCTGCGTACAAGATTTCTTGTGGGAATTCGACGGTAGCGAGATAGGAGACGTGGATATTATGACCAATCCTCCCTACGCCACAGCCCTTGAATTTGTCGAGCGTGCGCTTGCCTGCGTCAAGGATGGAGCCAATGTCTGGATGCTTCTGCGCCTTCAGTTTTTAGAGGGCAAGGCCCGTCGTCGGCTGTTCGACGTTGCCCCCCCCTCCGACGTGTGGGTATTCAGCGAGCGGCGGACCTGTGCGAAAAATGGGGATTTCTCCAAGGCTGAAGGCGGGGCCATTGCATACGCATGGTTCCATTGGATTAAAGGTTACAATAAACAAACAACTATCAAATGGTTATGAAACTCACTAGAAGAAAAGCATTGGCTGTTTACAATAAAAGAGAGCGCGACTTAATGGGAATTACAGGAGCTATCCATCCCTATGAAGTTGTTGAGGATGAAACGATAAACTCCGATGGATCAAAATCCATAGACTTTTTTATCATGACGCCTGATAACGAAGCCCCAGTTTTCATTACTTGTGAAGATAGTTTGAATTTATCCCAGATAGCCGGAGTTAGAGAAAAAGCAATATCCATAGCCAAAGAATTGAGTGTAAGCCACTACATGAAATACGGCGACGAGGATATGAGATGAGCTACAACCCCCAACTCACGCTTTTTTGATTATGGCGCGTAAACCAACATCTTTAATACCGCGGACGCACCGGGAGTTGTGCGAAATTGCTGAACGCTGGCTCCTGGGCTCTCAAGGCTGCCCTGTCGCGATCGCGGAACCGAATTGTATCATCACGAACGAAAAACCCGATGCAATAGGATTCAAAGGGCGTGCAAGCGTTCTGGTCGAAGCGAAAACGAGCCGGGAGGACTTCCGGGCAGACCTCAAAAAGCCGTTCCGCATCTATCCTCAAAAGGGTATGGGGTACAGCCGCTATTACATCTGCGAACCTGGAATTATCACGGAAGATGACCTGCCGGAACGGTGGGGATTGTTGTATGTCCTCCCTGGTGGACGGGTGCGGACAATCCGGCATAGCAGAGCATTCCCCGAAGCAAATTATGCCGCAGAGATAAGCCTTTTGACCGCATGCCTGTACATCCAAAAGCCGCTAAAAATCAATACTGTCCAAGGCAGGAAAATACAGCTCTCACCTGCATTTGGGGCAGAAGCAAAAGAGAAGGAGGGGATATAGTATATGCCAAATAGAATAATCAGAGAAGGAATTATCACCAGTGAAGCGGTCAATTCCCTAAGCTGGGAAGCCGAAATATTTTATCGCCGCTTGCTCTCCGTTGTGGACGACTTCGGGCGTTTCGATGCCCGTCCGTCTGTCCTGCGCTCTGCCCTGTACCCCCTGAAGCTCGACTCCATGAGGGAGGATTCCGTTCAACGTTGCCTCAAATCCTGTGAGGCAGCCCGGCTCGTCGTCCTGTACTCCGTCGAGGGAAAGGAGTATCTGGAAGTGACCAACTTCCGGCAGCAGGTACGGAGCAAGAAAAGCAAATACCCTACACCTGATGCACATATGCACAGCACATGCACAGCAGATGATAGGCAAACGGATAGCAAAATTGAAAAATACATCACTGATAGAGAGTTACAAGAATTGCATAGCACATGCTTAGCAGATGCACAGCATATGCGCACTAAGACGGAGTCGGAGACGGAGACGAATAATACCCCCTTACCCCCTCCGTGTACCGTGGAGGAAGTCGAAGCCCATTTGCGGGCCGCGGCTTTTGCGGGCAGGGTTCGGTTAGCTCCTGACCAGATTCCGGATTGTGCAACAGCATACATCTCCAAACGGGATTTGACGGATTGGAAACGCGGAGAAATTCCCATCACCGCGGCCAAATGGAAATCTGACTCCATCAATTTTGCCGTCAGTTATTCCGCCAACCATCCAGCACAGCCAGGAACAGATAAAGACCCATATTCAAACCTTGAAGAACTTTAACAATCAACCTATTTCAAAACATGATCGACTCTCAAACACTCATTGACGCTGAAAAACTGGTGCTCTCCCAGGCTATGGACGGCACCCAGGCATTTACGGACTTCCGGGACAAAGGCATTTCCCGGCAGACATTCAGCCTCCCGGCACATCAACAGATTTGGGCTGCCCTGGAAACCATTGCCAAGACAGGAGGAACCGTGGATGCCCTGACCGTCATTGCTCACTTGGAGGCCCAAGGCCAGCTTGACGCCGTAGGAGGGCACGCCGGGGTGGTAGAGATTGCCACCTATGGAGCCCTTGCCCGCTACAAAACAGACGCCGCGCTGGAAATGGTCACGGAAGCCGCAAAAAAGCGTTCTCTGCTTGCTTTTGCGGGCCAGGTAGGAGAATACGCAGTTGACCAATTCAAAAGCGCGGAAGAGGTTCTGGACGAAATCGAACGCGGCATGTCCTCCCTGCGGGACAAATGCGGCGTCAAGCAAACCGAAACCATCCGCGGGGCGGTGGGCTCCATCATCGAAAACCTGCAATGGCGCATGAAGAACCCCGGCGCCATCAAGGGGCTGTCCTCCGGGTTCCGCCGTCTGAATCTGACCCTGGACGGGTTGCAGCCCGGCGCCATGATTGTGATCGCCGCCCGGCCCGGCGTCGGGAAAACCGCTGCCCTGGTCAACATCCTGACCAACATCTGCCTGGAAGGAACCCCTGTGGGAATGTTCAGCCTGGAAATGCCGAAAGCCCAGCTTTTGGAGCGCATTCTTTACGGCATGGCCGGCATCAATTCCGACGACATTCGCCGCGGCAAGCCGATGACGGTCGGACAGCAACAGCATTTCACGGCTGCCGTGCGGAAAATCACGGACGCCCCGCTGCATATCGACGATGAAAGCGCCCTGACCATCGAAAAAATCAAGGCCCGCGGGCGCCGGATGGTAAGGGAACACGGGGTCAAGTGCATCGGGGTGGACTACCTGCAGCTTGTGCGCTCCACGTCCCAGCAGGCCCGCGGGAGCCGGGAACGGGAAGTCTCTGAAATCTCGGCCGGCCTGAAGGCTATGGCAAAAGAGTTGAATATTCCCGTCCTGGTGCTGGCCCAGCTCAACCGCGACGTGGAAAAGCGTCAGGGCAAGTCCCAGGGAAAGCCGGTTGTTTCCGACCTGCGCGACTCCGGCTCCATTGAACAGGACGCGGACCAGATCATCATGATTCACCGGCCCGGAATGTATAATCCGGACAAGCACGCGCCCACAGAAGCGCAGTGGATTATTGGCAAAAACCGCTTTGGGCGTATGGGGCATATTCCGTTCCGTTGGATCGCGGAACTTACGAAATACGAAGAAGAATCTACCACCAACAACAAATGAGACCCCCCAAACCATCCCTGCGAAAGAATAAGCCAACGCGGCACGGAAAGCCCGGCTCCTATAAGCTCCGGCTGACGCTCTTGGTAGACCCCAAAAAGAACGGTAAACTTGTCGAGCTGGGGCTTGGCACCAGCAACAAGCATGAGGCGGAACAACGGGCCGCTGGCATCATTACAGCTCTTGAGGCTGCTTTCCTCTACCGTCGCCCCGCCGTCCGCATTTTGGAGCACCACGTAGCCCAATTTGACAAGGTTGAAAGACACCCCTTCAATCATCCAGAATTGCCTCTATGGTAACGCCCCTGGAAAAGTTCCTGGCAAAACATCCCGCCCCCTCCGGCATGGACTCAAAGGAGTGGTCGGCTTTGTCGGTTGTAGCGTGCGAGGATAAGTTCTTTTCTTCAAAACAGGAAAACAAGCGGCTGCTGGGGCGCCTTTACATGCTGATCAAAGACTATCTTTCCGGAGAGAAGGAAATCCTCCCCAACGGCGAAACGGCTATCAAGGTAGGGAGTGCCGCGGACTTTTCCAACCAGGCGCTTCAATGGCTCCAAACCGAGGGGCTTGTTTCTCCGGACGCCGAAGGCCCGAAGTACCATAACGACATTAAAAACATCGGAGCTCTGGCCCGCCTGAAGCTCATTTTCAAAACCAACGTCCGGCAAAACATTGGAGCGGCCCAGTGGGAAGCATCCATGAAGCCGGCCAATCTCAAGGCATGGCCAGCTTTCCGGTTCATCCGCATCCCGGGAGCCAAGACAAAGCGGCTTGTCCATGTCATCAATGAGGACGCCGTCCGGCTCAAAACCGACTTTACTTTTTGGGCGGACGAAATGAACGCTGCCAGCCTGGGAGGCTTTGAAGTTCCCTGGCCGCCGTTCGGTTTCAACTCCTACATGGACCAGGAGCCCGTGAGCCGCGCGGAATGTGAACGGCTGGGACTACTCAAGCCCGGAGAGCCGTTGAAGCGTCCACGGGGCGCGGAACGCTTCGGGATTGACCTGATTGAAAGGTACGGGTACGGCAAGAAGGCCAGCACGGCCAAACTCCCTGAAGCACTCAAGACGAAGCTGAAGAAGGTTTATGAAGACCGCTGGGGGGTCAAGCAGGACAAACCTGACGAGGTTGTCTTTCCCGCGCAGGAGGTGGCCGAGCATGCCAGGAAGATGGCGGAGAAAGTCATCAAGGTGGCAGGGTGGGAGGAAATCAACAAAGAGCATGCGAAATGAAGAAGGAGAAGACAGGAAAGACCGAGAAGAGAGAACCCGGGCGCCCGTCCAGGTACAGCGCCGCCCTGGCGGAACGCATCTGTGACCATATACGGTGCGGGGACAGTCTCCGAAAGGCTGCTGAAAAGGAGGGCGTCCCTAATCCTTCCGTCATGAGATGGGTACACGAGAACAAGGCGTTTTCGGAGCAGTACGCGCGCGCGTGCGAAGAACGGCTTGCCGCCCTGGAAGACAAGTTGCTTGACCTTGTGGAGAAGGGGCATGAAGTGGCCCCCTGTGCCGAAATAGGGGGAACCATGCTGCAAGCGGTCAAACTGGAAATAGACACGCTCAAATGGATGCTTGCCAAGCTGATGCCCAAGAGATACGGAGACCGCGCGGCGCTGGCCCTGGAAGGTGGAGACACGCCCGTTAAATTGGCTCACACTCTGCCCGCGGAAGCAGTCGCACCGTTGGCGGCAGCCCTGAAAGAAATATGGTCAGAAGAGGAAGAAAGCTAGGGCCCCCTGTCAGGCCGGAAGACTCCCCCGTCATCTTTGCCGCCGTGGTGCTCGGGGAAACGAGCCTGTACAAATGGCAGATGCTGGCCCTTGAACGTGCTGCCCGCGGCAAGCGTATTGCCCTGCGTGCAGCCAACGGATCCGGCAAGACGGACAAGGTAATCGGCATCCTGGCCTTGTGGTTCCTGTGGCGCTACCCCCGCGGGCGCATGCCGATTACGTCCGGCTCATGGCGCCAGGTGAAGAACCAGCTCTGGCCTGCCTTGGAACGGCACCGGAACAACCCGTCCCTTGCGGGCTGGAAATGGCTCAAGAATTGCCGCGTGGAAACTCCGGAAGGAGGATTCGTTGAAGGCTTTTCCACCAACCACGCCGGCAAGGCGGAAGGCTGGCACGGGCGCGTGACGGACGAATTCAAGGATGAACGAAAGGAGCAGGAAGAGGAAGACCCCCGCAGCGAGAAGAAAGCCCGCCTGTTTGACGCTGATGAGTTCACCGGGGATGACCCTTCTTCCCCCGTGTTTTTCGTCGTGGACGAAGCAAAGACGGTGCCGGATGAAATCTTTGACGCCATTGAACGCTGTACGCTTCAGTTCTGCGTCTACCTCTCTTCCCCCGGCAAACCCTCCGGCCAGTTCTACCGCTGCTTTCACGAGGAAAAAGACCTCTTCTGCCCGATGGTGGTGACAGCCTTTGACTGCCCCCATATCTCCCAGGAGCGCATTGACCGCATTCTGGCCCGCGTAGGAGGGAATGAAGAAGATTCCTACTACCGTTCCGTTGTGCTGGCGGAGTTCACGCAGGAGGGGGACTTGTACATCATTGACCCTGGCAAGCTGGAATATGGTCAGCGGCAGCCCTACGAGCCCCGCAGGGGGCGCCCCGTGGCTTTCCTGGACATTGCTGCGGGCGGTGATGAAACCGTCCTTGCCATCTGCGACGGGAACGAAGCTTGGATCGAGTACGCGGAACGTCAGCGGGACACGGTGCAGAGTGTCCGCAAGTGCATTGCCACACTCAAAGGGCTGGGCATTGCGGATTGTGATTTATGGGTGGACGCTCCGGGCATGGGCCTTGCCGTGATCAGCGACTTCAACGAGTTGGACTGGTACCCTAATGAGTTCTTCGGGAACAACCCTCCGGAAGACCGGGACCGCTACATCAACCTTGCCGCGGAATGCTGGAATGATGCCGGCCTTGAACTCATGACGGGCCGGGTGCATATCAAGTCCAAGCAGCCGGACAAGACGCTTTATACGCAGTTGACGACCCGCAAGAAGGAATTCACGGACGACTCCAAGATACGGAATGAAAAGAAGGACAAGATGAAGGCCCGTAACCTGTCTTCCCCCGACCGGGCGGACGCCTTGCTTGGAGCTATATGGGCTTCCATCCGCGGGGCAGCCGGCGTCTGGACCGGGGAAGGCAACAAGCCCATTGTCGGCAAGAGTCAGCACGCTGTCAGGCACACCGGGAAATTCTGTCCCATCTAAGGCTGTCCGTAGCCCATTTTGACGTTGTTGCCGCCTGCCTCCCATTGGGGCGATAATGCGTGCATGAGGCAAGCGGCCAAACATGATTTACACACAACCGAGGGACTGGCACAGGTGCAGCACCTGCGCTTTGTGCTATCCTCCGGCGAGGTAGACACACAGTTCAGCGGCATGACCATCCGGGGCGGCGTCCTGGATGACGGCATCAGAGAAATACCCGGCTCCGAGATCATTGACGGGAGGTGCGCCTTGCAGCTTCCCCGGCTTGCTGCTGGCTGCCATCGGTATGATGTCCTTGTCTCCGGCGACGGGACAGACAAGCCCCTTCTGGCTGGCGTCATTCATGTGACCCCTCGCGTCACTCCCGTGGACGTGGATGACAACGCTCCCGCGGACTATCTCGACATCGTGATTCCAGCGGATGAAGGCGGCACCATTACCGTTATTTCCGAATCTCCTGCTTGGGTGGATGATGCCGTTGAGAAATCCCTTCAGGAGCGCGGCATGTACGTGACCCCCGTGGATGGTGAAACCGTCTTGACCATGTCGGCGGGAACCAGCACGCGGGACTTCAACTATTTCACCTTTGCCCTCAATAGCACTTATATTTCCGGGCATCTGGCTGGCTCCTACAGGCTCAACAAGATTGCCTTGCAGACTCCGGCCAGCGAAGCCAACGGCACGCGCTGGATGGCGCGTTTGTGCAGGTATTCCGCGGGGCTGGCTCTTCCGCTGGAAGTGCTCGGCACCAGCACATCAACGGCGTCCTGGACCTCCATCAATGCGAGCACAATGGAATGCCATTGGAATTTTGATGGAATCGCCGTTTCTGCGGCGGACCGGCTCATTTTGGAAGTGTATGCCGTGGATAGCTCCGGAACGACCGTCAGCAAGGCCCTGATTGCTTACGGGGCCGCCGCTTCACACGGGGGAACGGAAGGGGTGCTGATTGCCTCCGGCGACAAGCTGGCATGGCGCAACTACTCCCGGCTTGCCTTGTCCATGTCCGTTGCCTATGACGCCGGCGTCAGCGTTGGGGGAATTGAATTGGCCTCCCGCAGACACTTTGACGCCCTGTCCGCCAATGTGGAGGAAACAGGGAAGCAGATTGCCGACGATGCGGACGCCGCCCAGCAGGCCAGGGAAGAAGCCGAGCAGATTGCCAGCGGCATGACCTTGACCACCGGAACGATTACCACCGGCGTCCCCGGCAGCCAAGCCACGGCAGAACTCAAGCCGGGCAGTACGGCGGGTTCCTACACTCTCGACATGACCATACCGCGCGGGGACGTGGGAACCGTGGACACATCCCAGGCTTACACCTGGACACAGCCACAGACCTATGACGCCATGATCAACGCCAACGGCGGCATCAATATCCCGCTGGCTGCCGGGGCTCCAATGGACATGATGGCCGTCAACCGCCTGTATGCCGCAGGTATGGCCGGAGTGACCAACATCTATACCCAGCGGACCTATCTGGACACAGGCAGCATTACGGCTACGGGGGCGGCAGCCTCTACTGCAATCATACCCGGCCAATACGCAAAAACGGTCATCCCGGCCAATACGCACAGTACCGTTGTACACAATTTCATAGGGCCGGTGGGCCAGTGGAACTACTCCAGTTTTGCGGGATTAAGCGTGCCTTGGCAACTCTCGGCAGCGGGCAAATTCGCCATTGGTATCGGAAGAGGGAACAAAACAGTACGGAAAGATTTGACCCTGGACTCATATAGCATCATCCCCGGCAATGACTTGGCATACAATACCGGGGAGATACTGGATATTACCTTTACCAATGTCCGCGACACCACCCGCAGCGGCTATGAAATCCGTGTCCGTGAAATATACTGTACCGAGTCTACGCAGCGCTGGAAGGTTAAAACCACAACCAGCTTTATCCCGGCATCTGGTAATGAACCAATACCCTACATCGTCAACAAGATCATCTACCAGCAATATGCGCCACGCTCCTACATTGCGGGGGATTATGGGGATGCCTACGGCGCATTGTATCTCTTGACCGGAGGCGGCAGCAATCAGCAACTCTGGAAGATTGCTACGGTCCGCGGCGTTACAACCTTTGAGACGGGGCCAGGATTTTCCAGCATTGTTTCAGATGTACTGGGAGTTTCCGGTGGTTCTGTTGGTCTTTTTGTGGGCACCGCGGAGCGCACCAACTACCAACCGGGCAATGTCAACCCGGTTTATTATGCTTTGGAAGCGATAACAAACAACGCCATTGAAACCGAAGAAACGACTGATTTTGAAGATATTAACGTACCAATAGGATGAACAACGAAGAGATACAGATACAGTTTCCCCAGCCCAGCGAGCGGGACAAATTCACATTGACGGCCATCTATCAGGATGCGGAGGGCTACGCCCACACGGACCGCTACACGCAAGACGACATCCCCGCCGACCAAGCCCCGGCCATGCAGGCTGTAGTTGCCGCGCTGGTGGGACTGGCGGAACCGTGGAAAGCCTCCCAGGTGTGGGCGCGGCTGGGGAAAGATGCTCTAAGCCTTACGGAAGACGGAACCTATGAAATGATTGAGGCCGTGTCTCTGACCGTCGAGGCCGTCAATGACCAGGGAGGCAGACGGATATTCACCACCATCAATTACCCGGCTTTTGTCCTCACGGACCCCGCCGCCGTGGCATTTTTCAAATACTTCACAAAGCAAAACCATGAGTAAGTTAAGTGACGAACAAAAGAAGGCCGCCCTGGAGGCGGGGAAGCAGGGCATGAAGAATGCCTACGAAAAAAGCAAAACTAAACCCGGCCTGAAATGGTGGGAACGCCTTTTGTGGGTGGTCCTGGCGGGGGCGGCCTATGCGGCGTCCGCTTTACTGGGAGGCTGTGGGCACTCCGTAGACGTGACCCCAGGCCGCACGGAGGTCTGCAAGGACGGTTCCTGCCTCGTCATTGAGCAGGGGCATATCTCCTATTCCCAGGCCCAGCCCAAGACGGAGGTTGCGCCCGTAGTTCAAGCCACCAAGAAATAAGACCATGTGCAAACTCTCCGAAGTACCGGCACGTTTCTTCGATTTCGCCAAGGCTTTCCCCGCCTGGGCCTGCGTCATGCTCTCACTGGGCATTTGTGGCGCGGCCTGCTGGTACATCGGAGATGTCATGGGACACCACAACGACCGTCTTTGCGATCTGATGACGATGCAGACACAGGCCCAGGTGGAGACGGCAAAGGCCATTCAGCTGCTTGCTGTCAGAATAGAGAATATCGAGCGGAAACTTGAGAAATAGGCAACTGTAAAGCTTTTCTTACAAGTTCAACCGCCGAGGAATCCTCGTCAGTTCTAACTAGTTCTATCAAAAATATCTTATAACCATGAATAACACTGAAAGAAACATGGCTGCGGCCATCCTCCGCTTTGAAGACAGCCGCGTAACCGGGCCGGCCTCCCTGCGCGTCTCCCGTCTTCCCGCCGCTGACAAGGGCGGTAAGTGGGAAATTTGCGGCATTTGCGACGGCATTGAACCCGCCGTATTCAACCGCCTCAAGTCCCTGCTGGACGCCGGAAAGCGGGAAGAAGCCTGGGAGGGCTGTCTTCAGTACGTCCTGGACAATACCGCCGCGGTCCGCGCCTGGATTGGCTCCGATGCCCACCCGGCTACGGAATTCATCCTGCGGGACCATTATTTCAATTCCGGTAGCAAGAACACCGGGAAGATACTTCAGCGCGCGTTGAACATCCACGGCGCCGGGCTCACGGTGGACGGCATTGTTGGACCCAAGACCAGACAGGAGCTACAGGACCAGTTGGCCGGCACGGATGAAGCGATATTCCTCATTGGCCTGCAGGAAAAGCGCAAGACGTTTTATCGCTCCTGCAAGCAGTTCCCAACCTTCGGGTGCGGCTGGCTGCGCCGCTGTGATGACGCCTACAGCGTTGCCCGTTCCCTCGTTTAATCCTTCTCCCTTTTTCCGTCCATGGCATTATTTCCAAGACTCCGCGGCAAGGTGAGAGAAGCGGTTCAAATATTGGTTTCTCCGTTTGCCGACAACAAATTCAAGCACTGGCCCGCCTCCGAGCTTGACCCGAAAGCCCTGAAGGCATTGAAAGACTCCATTGCTTCCGGGCAGTTGGACAGGCAGGAGCAGCTCTTCATGGCTATGCTGGAAAAATGGCCGCGCTTGCGTAAAAATCTCGGGGAAATAGCAAGCGCTGTTGCCCGCATGGAGTGGACAGTCATGCCCTGGACGGAAAAAGGACAGAAGCCGACGCCGGAAGCGCAGGAAATGGCGGAGCTCGTCGAATCCGCCTTCTGGCGGTCTGAACCGGAACCGGACACAGTAGAGCAGGGGGCGGACGATCTGATTAAATCCCTGACCTACATGCTCACCTGCGGCAACACCGTTCATCAAATCAAATGGGCGGCGGATGATATTATCTATCCCCGGTGCTATGAGCCTCTTTCCGCTCAATTCTACGCGTGGGAATACAACTACGGAAAGAAGGACCGCCTGCTCCTTTTCCGCAATGGCCTGGAAAACGACCTGGAAGGGGAAGAGTTCCCCCCGGACAAGTTCCTGATTGGCCTGAACAAGACCGACGTATTTCACCCCATCTTTGGCGCCAAGCTCCGGTGTCTGGTGGGTTGGTTTGGGGCTGCCTGCTACGGGTTGCCCTGGTTGATGACGTTCTGCGAGCTCTTCGGCATCCCCTTCCGCACGGCCAAGGTCAGGGGAGATGAAAAGGCCAAGGCGGAGGCTGCGGAAATGCTGCAAAACCTCGGCTCCGGAGGCTGGGCCGTTTCCACGCAAAATTTAGAGTTTCAGCTCCACGATGCCGTGAAGGGGGCCAACGGGCTGCCCCAGGCGGATTTGATCAAACTGGCGGACGAACAATGCGACAATCTCATTTTGGGTCAAAGCCTGACCAGCTCCAAGGGGGACGGCGGGGCGTATGCCCTTGGCAAAGTTCATGCCGGCATCCGCAAAGAGGTTATTGAAGACGTGGGGCAGGCCGTGGCAAATATCCTCAATTCCCAACTTATCCCGGCTATCATCCGCCTTAACTACGGGCGCATTCCCTCCCGGCTCCCTCAATTTGTCCCCTCCATCCGCGGCATTGACGCGGAAGCCCTGGAAACCGTTTCCAAGGCGGCGGAAGTGATGGACGTCGGGGAAGAATTTGCCCGTGCCATCGTCAAAATCCCCAAGCCCCGGGAAGGTGAAGCCGTTTTGAGAAAAGCCCCGTCCATCGGTTCCGCTCCGGGCCAGTACGGGGACGCCATTGAAGCAGCGGCTGCCGAGGGAAAAAACTAGCTCCGCTCGCCCTGGCCGTCGAGTTGGAGCAGGACGCGGAAAAGGCCGCTGAAGACATCTTGCAGGCATGGGCTGCTCCGTGCGTGGCCTTTGTCCGGGAACTGATCGGCAAGGCTCAATCAGGGCTTTCTGACGACGAATTCCGGGCAGAACTGGCCGCCGTGCTTGCCCGCCTCCCGGACATGGACCTCACCGATGATGATTTGTTGCAAGAAGCGCTGTGGGAAGCCGGAGCGGAAGCCTACCGGAAGGGGTGGGAAATCAACCGGACCGAAGACGAAATATGAACCTGACGATTGACTTGAACGGCGTTGACCCGGTGATTGCCGAGGTGAAAAAAATGGCTGCCCCGGAAATCCTGGCGGAAGCCAATGAACGCATGGGGGAAGGGGTGAAAAGCTGGCTCTCGTCCTGGTACAGGGAAAAGGCGGAATCCGGACACTTTGAAAACACGTCTCTGCCGACCCACGGGCCGGGCCGGAAAAAAACCGGATGGGCCAATGACATTGCCCGGAACTGGTTTGCCGAGACGACGGCGGACGGCGCTCGCGTCTACCTCACCGGGCAGGCGGGGGAGGGAAGCGGAGGGGACCGGCTTGACCTTGCACAATCTCTGCTGCTGAAAATCTACGGCGGGACGGTGACGGCCAAGCGGGCCCAGGCGTTGACCATTCCCGTCATTCCGGAGGCGCACGGCGTCCGCGCCGGCGCTTACGCCTCCATGACGGGCCGCAAGCTCTTCACCCTGCGAAAAAGCATCCTCAACCTTCGCAACAGCATGACCGGCTCCGGAGTGGAACCGGGATACCTTTTTGAATCGGATGGGCACGGCGGCGTTCGTGCCGTCTACAAGCTCAAGAAATCCCAGACCTTTTCACCATGGCCGGATGCTTTCCCGGACGTGGAAGAACTCACGGGCGTAGCGTTCAAGCACTTCATGGACGCCATGCTTGACAACGGGGACAGCTCCGGAGACTGGATAGATTGACAGGACTTTGTAGCCCATTTTGCCGCTATTGTCCTGCACCGTTTCCGTGCCCCATCATGGAGGCATGAGTACGCTTATAACGACTGTAGCCGACAACAACGGCAAGGCTCCCATGGCTATTCTGTGGGCGCCCAAGGGGGAGCACACGATCAAGTGCTCTCTCAACGGCCAGCCGGGAACGTGCGTGGTGCGGGTAACGCCTGACTGCGTCTCCCGTCTCAATGCCGACCTGGAAGCCAAGCTATCCAGCAACGTCAAACCGGTTGGCCTCTATGATCATGAGATGGGCCCCGCCTCCTACAAGCCGGCGCGGTTTGTGTGGGATGAAGAAAAAGGCGTCGTGCTGGAACTGGAAGGATGGACGGAGAAAGGGAGAACGGACGTGGAAGGCGGCAATTACGGTTACCACAGCCCCCGCTTCCGGCGCGACAAGGGAACCGGGGAAATCCTCGGCTTGCTGCCGGAATCCATTGAGGTGGGCTCCCTGGTCAATGACCCCGCGTTTGACGACATCGAACGCATTGCAGCCAGCCGGACGGAGGGCGACGTAGCCCATTTTGACGACGTTGAAGACCCCGGGAAACCGGGCGACAATGGAGACCTTGAGAAGCCCAAGGAGGGCCTCGACCAGCAAGACAACAATACAACCAACCGAGACATGGACATTACCAAACTCGTAGCCCTCGGCATTTTGACCGAGGAAGAAGCCAAGGCTGAAAATGCCGAGGCTATCGCGTTGGAGCGCATCAAGGCCCTGCAAGACAAAGGCAAGGCCAGCTCCGACGAATTGGAAGCAAGCAAGAAGGAGCTGGAGAAATGCCAGGAAGAAATTGCCGCATCCAAGAAGCAGATGAAGGAACGCGCCGCTCAGGACGTTGCCGACGCCATTGCCGCGGGCAAGATCGCCCCGAAGGATGAAGCTACCAAAGCCTTTTGGGAGCGCGCTCTGACGGAAGACTACGTTGCCGCCAGCAAGCAACTCAACGCCCTGGTGAAAAACCCCGCGTTTGATGACGTGGAAGCCGGCAAGACGGGCGGAGGCAAGAAGGAACCCGTCACGGGAACCGCCGCCCTCCGCAGCTCCTTTGAATCTGAACTCAACAACCTGAACAAGTAATATGCCCGCAAAAGAATACATGACCCTGCTGGACGTGCTTCAGCAAGAAGGAACCGGGTCTATCAAGACCCTTGAAGCGGTCCGCTCCATTGGGCTTGCCTCTCCGGAAGTGACCGCGTTCCCCGTTACCATTATTGACGGAACGCAGTACGAAATCAATATGCCTACCGGCATTCCCCGCATCGGATTCCGTCCAGCCAATGCCGGAGCTAGGAACCTGACGACCGAATACACCAATAAGACCGTTAAATGCTACTACATTGACGGCCCTATTGCGGTGGACAAGTCCATCGTAACCAGCTCCGCCAAGGGTGCACAATTGCTCACCAAGGAAACCCGCAGCATCACGGCGGGCGCCATGGCCTCCATTGCCTTGCAGATGTGGTACAGGCTCCCGGAACAGGCAAACGTGTTCCCGGCCATCCCTGAACAGATGGGGAACTATATGACCATTTCCGCGGACCCGTCCAAGCAGCAAGACTCGAAAGCCAACCGCTCCGACAACTCCGGGGCGTCCGCCTATCTGGTCATCCTGGGAGACGACTTCCTGCACTCCATTTGGGGCAACAAAAAGACCCTCGGCATGTCTCCGATTCAGGAAGAGACCGTAGCCCGGAATACAGAGGACGGGGAATCCGGAACCATGAGAGCCTATACCTCCCGCCTTGAAGGCTGGACGGGCGTTGCGGTGGAATCTCCGTTTGCCGTGGCACGCATCAAGAACATCAGCTCCAAAAATCCCTTGACCGACGAGCTTGTCGCCAAGGCAAAGAGCCTGTTCCCGGCTGCCCTGCGCGGCATGATCTCCTACGTGGTCATGAACGGCAATGTGAAGCTGGGATTGCAGAAATCCAGAACCCTCACGCCTACCACCGGGAACGGCGGAACGGGCATGATCGCTCCTGAACCTGATTCCGTCATGGGAATCAAGATTCTGGAAGTGGATTCCTTGCTTGACGACGAATCCACGGCCAGCGTCCGCGCCGCGTTTGCAGAAGACTTCTTCCGCGCCCGCCGCAGCTCCCTTGCCCTCAAGAACTAACCCTCACCCATAGAAAGGAGAAACACACCACATGATGAAAAACATGTACCGCAATGATGAAGCGCTCACCATCCGCCTGAACATGCCGGGAACCGGGAAGACGGTCACGTCTGACCCGATTCACATCGGCCAGAAGGGCGGCATTGACAGCGCCGTCATTTCCCTGACGCATGAAGCGCTTCCCGCGCTGGCAGCCGGCAAGACGATGACACTCACCGTCGAATCGTCCGAAGACGGCGCCGAATGGGCAGAACTGGCCGCCCCGAAGCTGACCGCGACGGGCGCCGAGAGCAACGGCGCCGACGCTGGCGAAGTGCTCATGCGTATCCCGTTGGAGGCTGGCCCCTGGCTGCGCCTGAAAATCGTGGCTGAAACGTCCGCTGGCGACAACACGGAACAGAAAGCCGTTCTTGCCGTCAAGGTATAACCAAAATTGGATAATGGCCCTCGTTGAAATCACACCGGAAACGGTCAGCCGCTATTGCCAGGACAAGGAAATCAAATCCATTGCCAAGGACAAAATCAGCGACATTATCCGCGAGGTCTGCAACGACGTGGCGGCGGCGGTCAACTCCTGCCCCCGTAATGCCAGGATTGCACTGAATACCAGCTCCGTTCCCGCGGAGCTGGTATTCACCACCTGCATTCTAGTGCGGGATGCCGTCACCAGCTCCGTTCCGGGCTCCAACGAATCCCTTCAGGGGACGGCGCGGGCGGCTCAATACCAGGACGCCCGCGCGAAACTCCGCGCCGTGGCTGCCTGTGAAGTTGAGTTAGCCCCCTACGATGGAGACCAGCGCCGGGAAGTCATCTACGGAGGGCCAAAACACCAGGATTGGAGCAACCCCATATGAAGAAAGCCCTGAAGAAATCGCCCGTCATTGCATTTGCGGAAGTCCTCTACCAGCGGGCCGCGGAGATTTGCACCGCAGCCAACGACGGAGAAGACCCGGAAATCATCATTAAGGCGTGGGAAGGCTCTCTCGAAGAAGAAATCAAGAGAGTAACCGGCTCCCTGGAAACCGTCATCATCATGGAACGTCCGGAAATCGTGCCGGACAAGTTGAGCAAGGGCGGCAAGAACACGGCTAAATGGCATGTCACCGTTGAGAGCAACCCTCTTCTGGATGGCGACGGCTGGGACGCCGACGACCTTGCCGACATCATCCAGGCGGGCTTTCACAAATGGCGCCGCAACCATGCCCGGCTGATGATGACGGAAGTGATCGTCACCAACTCCAAACCTGCCGCCCCGGCCAAAATACTGAAAAAATCCATCGTCCTGACGATGGAAACAACCCTGATCATCAAACATGGCAACTAAAACCACCACCCCCGCGGCCCAGGAGGCCGCCCCTACTCCGGCGCCCCGCATCGTCAAATGCCGGGTTGTCGTCAACAAGCTGGAACTCCCTCACGGCATTGCCGCGCGGGGAAGGATCGTCCACATCCCCGAAGACGTGTTTGAACAGCACAAGAAAGACGGGAACGTGACCCTTATTGACTACGTAAGAAACTAAATATCATGTCAGAATTATACAACAAGGAAATGCTTGTCGGTACGTTTCTCGACTTGTGCCCGTTCGGAACGACGGTCACGAGCGGAGAAAGCACCGATACCGTTGACGAGCATTTCAAGCCGGCGAAGGATTCCGACGCCTGGATGGTCGCCAATGAAGTGATCGACTATAAAATCACGCCGACCACCGAAGACGACGCCCGCACGGTGTTTTCCCGCGATACGACCTCGTATGTGACGCGGAAGAACACCAAGGTGACGGGCAACACCATCGAAATCAACTCGACGGAAATCAACCCGGTCTGCTGGCAGGTCATCTATCAGTGCGACAAGCTGGAAGCCGGGAAGGAAGTGCAGCCTTTTTCCCGCAACATCTACGGGCAAAAGGTATGGGCGCGCCTCACCAAGTACCAGGAAGACAAGAAGGAAATCATGGTCCTGGAAGTGGCAGCGCTGCTCAAGGTGGAACTCCCCACGGAAAATAACAAGCTGCTCACGCCGAAACTGACGCTTGAGGTTATTCCTTCCGTGCTGAATTCCCTGACGCCCACCGAGGAAATCGCTTTCCCGGCTTCTGCCGGGGCATGACACGCGGGCCGCCCCTCTGGTTCTTTGCATGGGGAGGGGCGGCCCGTATTCCCTTTACCATTTTTGAGACATGGAAACGACTGAAACTCCTTTTTCCGTTACTTTTGACGGGCGCCCCGTCGTCCGCGCCGGGGAATGCCTGCTCGATGCCCTGCCGGAACACGCTTTCCCGGTCCAGTTCGGCACCTCGGCAACTCCCATCATCAACAGTCCGTTTCCCCGCCTGGATGCCTTCGGGAACCTTTCCATGTCCTTCTCCATCTCCACCGTCCGGGAATGTGATTCCCACATGGACGCGTGGAGGAGCTTTTATGAATGGCTCAACGAATGGAAGACGGCGGGGAAGGGAACCCTGGCATGGGCCGACTGCATCGGTTCCCATGAGCAGCGGTTCGAGGCCGTCATCACCGATGCCGAGCCCAAGATTCAAGGGCTGTATTTCATCGTCTCCTACAACTTCACCCTTGGCAAACCCCTATGAAAACCCTTGACGTTTCCAGCAGCGAATTCCTGGACATCGCCGAAAGCCCCACCTACAGCCGGCTTTCCTTCGGGGGCGCCTCCGTCTCCTTCCGTGTGCCCGTAGACCGCTTTTCTTCCTGTCCCTACGAAGAGGGGGAAATAGTGAAAGTCGTCTGGCGCGGGAAAACCCTGCTCATTGGCCCGGTCATCAACCCGGAGCATTCCCTGGACGGCACCTCCGAAAGCTGGGACATCAAAATTCATGACTACTGGTGGAATCTCGCCAACATCCAATATTTCAGCGATGGGCGCTCCCGCGGAATCTTTGCCTCATATCGATACGGCACCGATGGGAGCGAGGTCAAACAGGCCACGGCCAAAATCAAGGACGCCCTGTCCGGCATCCTGGACCACGCCATCAAAACGGCCCTGGTTCCCATCAGGTATGACCTTCGGATTGACGAGGACGCCGAACTGATACCCTTTGCCTACTCTTCCGAGACTTACGCCTCCCTGCTTATCCAGATTCAAAAATGGCGCCCCAATATGGCCGCGTGGTTTGAATACGGCTCTGACGACGCTGTCACGCTGGTCATCGCCGATCATGCCAACCTGCCGGACGTGGTGCTTGACCTGTCCGCCGTGGACGTGAGCACCCTTTCCCTCAAGGCGCGGCCCGACCTGGTGCCCCCTGCCGTAGGGCTGACCTGCAACGCCTCCATTGGCACCAATGTACAGCGAGCCGTGGCCGTCTACCCTCCGGGGGCGTCCCTGTCCCAGCCTTATGTGGTCACTGCGGAGGTGGACGTACCTGGCGGGCTCAATGTGTCGGACGCCTCCGGCCAGCATGAGCCCGTGGAAACTGGGACGCTGGGCTATGACGCTCCCCGGATGACCGTCAGGGGTGACAAATTCCCCGCGGCAAAAGCTCAATGGCTGGCCCGCGTCAAGCGCTGGGTGCCGGCCCTGGCGGACTGCGCCAACCTGGAAGTTGCCAACCTCCCGACAGTGGTACCTATCACGCCCGCGGACGCAGAGCACCGGGGCTATGACCGCAACGCCATTTCCCATGAACTTATAGGCGGCCAAATCAACGGCAAGAGCTCAAAAATCAAGTGGGGCAAGGTCAAGGTTGACGTCCGGCTGCGCGCCACGGACCCGCCCGCCACGGCCAAGCAGTATTTTCCCGAATTTGCCGGGCGCACGGACGGCGGCGACCGCTGGATAGGGCTGATCCCGTTTGAGGTGACGACGACCAACGTCGCCCATGCCCGGTACCTGATGGACGACAAGGGAACGGTGGAATACCTGGATAACGGGGACGGTCCGGTTGACCCCGGCAACCCGGGAGACGACGGGGACTACAATTCCGCGGCCCTGTACGTCAAATTTACGGAGAGTATCTACAAGGCGACCCGCATCATGCCCTATGACGGCTCCGCGACTGTGCACGACGACTTTGACCAGGTCTGCGGGGGGCGCCTCTCCATCACGGGAGGGCTGTGCGAGTGGGAAACCATGCGTTCCGTCATCCAGGAGATTACCCTCGACCTCAAGACGGGAGCGTCTGACGTGACGGTGGGGGCCGCGGAACAGCTTTCCCTTCAGGACTCCATTGACAAAAGCAAGCAGCTCGCCGATGCCCTCCGCAACACCTCCCAGGCGTCCGCCTCCACGTCTTCCGGCGACGGTTCCGCGGGCGGCGTGGGACCGGGCGGCGGGACCATCCCCAGCCCGGACATGGACGACAAAAAGCCGGAGCTCCCCAGCGTGGGGCCGTCCGTCAAGATCGGACAAGCCCAGGAGTCCCCGGCCATGGGGACAAGCGCCGTTGAAGTCGGCTTCCAGTGCCGGCTTGCCTACAACGACGCCGGAAGGGTGGATGAAGCCTACATTCGCCAGGGGAAGGCCATGTATGCCGGCAACTACATCGGGGGCATGCTGCCGGAGGGCGCCGGCTCCGGGGGCTGGGTGAAAAGCCCCACCACCTCCGGGGAAGTCTGGCTGAAGGTGCAGTTGGATAAAGACGCCAAATACATGGGTTCCTATCTTTCTGCGGTCGGCGGGGTTACCGATCCTGTGAAGCTGGGGGAAGAGGACCGCCAGACTCCTTATGAATATTTTTTCCACCTTGCCACCATCGACGGCAACAAGGTGGTGCAGCATCAGGCGGGGACGGTCTACTTGCAGATACACCCGGGAACCTTCGGCCCCTCCGGAAAGTCATGATCAGGATTTATATTTTTACGTATGCCGGAGATGCGAACGAGGCTATTGCCTGCGTCCGGTGCGCCAGAACGGCCCTTCCCGTGGCGTTGGTCACGGTAGTGGATGACAGCGCCGCCCCGGTGCCGGAAAACGTCAGGCGGGCCTTCCTGGCTTACGGGGCGCGGTACCGTCAGAGCAGCTTCCCCCGCAACGGCAACCTGCGCGGCCCGGAATGCGTCCGGGGGATTATTTCCACGCTGGCCGGGGGCGCCGCGGATGATGACATCGTCGTCAAGATTGACTCGGATACAGCTCTTTTGTCGGGCGGCTGGATTGAAAGCATGCCCGGTGCCGGCCTGGACTGGTATTCGTGCGGCTACGGTGTCCGGGAGGCCCACGGGCTTGCCTACGCCATGAGCGGACGGGCGGCCAGACTGGCGGACGCAGTCCTGCAGGAACGTGACTTGCTACCGCTGGCCCCGGAGGATTTGACGATTTCCCGGACCGTCTTTGACCTGTGCGGAGATGACCGCGTCCGGCTGGTGAGTCCGTGGACGCCCAGCAACCGGGCCGGGCGCTGGTCCTGGTGGAACTGGGACAGCGTCACAACGGACCCGGAGGACTACGCCCGCTCCTATGACGTGGTCAGCGTCGGCAACCCCCGGCCTCCCCACATTCCCCAATCCTCCCGCTGGGAGGTCATGCACGCCCTTTGCGACGCCCGCTTGAATCTCAACAACCAATAAATAAACGATATGTCAGACAAGGAACTAAACATCAACATCAGGACGACCGCCGACACCTCCGGAGCCGACCAGACTGCGGAAGCCATCAACAAGACCCGGGAAGCGGCCCAGGGAGCCGGAGAAAGCGCGGACGCCATTGACCAGGTAACTACTGCACTGAATAACGCCAAGACGGCTGCCAAAGAAACCGGCACCGCCATGAATGAGGGCATAGGGCCGGAACAGGAAAGAGCTTTGGAAAACGCCAGGACCAAACTTGACGAATACGCCGATGCGCTGACCGCTGCCGGTTCACGGATGAAGGCTGCCTTTGACGACAACCCCGGTTTGACTGGTTTCATTGACGAAGTAACCAACGGTGTTCTGACCTCTGAAGAGTTTCGGAAGAAACTGGAACAGGTGGATGACGTCTTTGAAGTCCTCAACGACAGGGCCTCCAACCTGGACCTTGGGGCGAAGTGGGGGGATGGCCTTGACGAAAACCTGCAAAAGATCATCGATGATTACAACAAGGAAATAGACGCCGCCGACAAGGCAGCGGACAAGGCGGAAGATGCGGAAGCCCGGAAGCAGAAAGCCGCCGCATCCACGGTGGAACGTCTGGAAGCCGGGAACCGCCGCGCCTCTGCCACCTATGAGGAATTGCAGGCCGAACTTGAAGCCTACATTGCCAAGCTGGAAGAGGCCCGGAAGGCGGGGGACAACGTAGCCCAGGCGGATGCCCTGAAGAATATTCAGGATTTGGGCAGGCGCATCAAGACGGCAGGGGAAGCCGGAGAACTCACCACGACGCAGGTGAAGGGGATGGCCGGGCAAATCACCATTGCGGCAACGCGCATCCTCGGCATGTCCAGTTCCCTGCGGGGGGCCATTCCGTTCATTCATCTATTTGGCACCACCATCAAGACGGCCATGGGGCCGCTTGGCTGGGCCATGCTGCTGATCCAGGGGCTTACCGCGGGCATTAGTGCGCTGATTGACCACTTCAAGGCCAAAAGCGACGAGCTGGAACGGCAGGCCGAAGAAAAGAAGAAAAACATGGAAAAGCTCATTAAAGAAGCTAATGAGCTGAAGGCCGAATTGAACAATGAGACTGTTTTGCAAACTGAAAATGCCATTACGGCGAAAATTGCCGACAACAGAAAGATTGAAACGGAAGCCTTACGGGAATCCGTCCGGGAACAGCAACGTCTGATTGATTTGCAGTCCAAAATCCTTGATGAACAGGACCGCGCTCGGCTATTGGACGCCGAGACAGATTTCTACAATGGAAAGTATGGAGACCCAAACAGTTCTGAAGTCCGTCGGAAACTGGAACGTGTCCAGGAGGGAATACGGATGGATGCTAATGCTAGACACCGGGCAGAGTCAGAGGAAGTGGCCCAGAGCAACGTCAGAAACTCAGAAGGAGAATTGTTAAAAGCCAGGAAATCAGTAGAGCAGTTGAAAGCCCGTATAGCGGAGTTAGAAAACTCCCCTGTTCTTTCTTTGAATGAGTTGAAACAAGTTGAAGGAGAAATTGCTAAAATAGAAAATGGGGAAAAGCTTACATTTGCTGATTGGGAGAAGTTATATGCGGCAAGAAAGAAAAGGGATGCATCGGATCAAGCACTAAAAGAAGAGGGATATGATCTTAGTACCAAGGCATCAAGAGATGACGCCTATAAAGCCAATGATGATACTTTGAAAAAAGCTAGGGAGGACCAAGCGAAAGCTGTGGAAGCTCAGCATAAAGCGGAGGACGAGCTTGGAAAAGCAACTCAGCAATTAGCTGATCGCCGCGCACTTAATGCAGCTCAAGATCGCAGAGACGTTGCACAACAAAGGAATACTGAAGCAAAACATAAGAATGCTGAGAAAAAGGAGGAAGAAGACCGGATGCAAAAGGCTGTTGAAGCACAGCTTCGGGAACAGGAGGAACAATTGAAGAAGAAAATTCGTGAACAGGAAAAGGCGGAAAAGGAACAGAAACAAAAATATAAGGAGTCCCTCAAGAATCCGGATTTATCCCGAACTGGTCAGAAAAAAGAAGTAAAGAATGCCCTCGGCAACGTAAGCAAGGAGTTGGCTCCGGAAATCCAGAAAGCTATGGCCGACGGTAAATTGAGCGCGGAAGAAAGCCAAGCCCTCAGCCGACAGTTCATTGAAGCCGTCAAGGCTCAGGGAATTGCTTACAATAGAAACCTAAAAACGCTTACAAGCTACTTCCAGGAAACCTTGAACGTTGTCCAGCGGCAGGCTAAAGATGCCGACCAGGCACAAAAAACAACCGAAAGTCTGAAAACTCAACTCGAAGCGCTGAAAAAGCAAGTTATTACTATTCAGCGACAACGGAGGAATAGCGGTCATTGA